ATTCTGGTGCTCTTGGTTTGGATAGAGCCCTTTGTGGTGGTTATCGGTGGGTGGGGTAGTGGGGTTCGCTTTCCGCGCAGCCGTTGGCGTGGTGCCGGTGGCGGCCGCCCGGTTGGTGGTTGCGCCCGCAAGTTCGGCCGTGGTATTGTAATTGCCGGTGGCCTATTGGGTTTCCCTCGCAACATCTGATTGGTCTTTTTGACAACGAACCCATACAGTGGGGCTTTGATTCCCCCCATGCTCTGGGTTGCTTCGTAAAAGATGTCATCAGCTTTGTTAAGTTTGTCCACTTCCCCATCTGCGTAGTAATAAGCTGCATCATGAGCTTGGCATGCTTCATCAAGGCGGTCAACTGGTGAGATTGATCCGTCAACTGATGATTGAAATGTTCCGTTGCTCCAGTATGGTCCACAATAGTTAGTAGTGAGATCCATATTTATCGTAGCACTGGGAATACCAGTGCTAAAATTCCATGTGGTTTATCTCCACATGGTCTGAAGCGGTGGAGTCGGAGTATTCAATCGTCATTTTGGCGTACAGTTTCTCACGCTCAACTTGCTCGTCCGGTGTTATGCCCCAAGCGATGTATGTGTCGAGGCGAGCCTCATCACTCACTGCGGAGCATTTGCTTTCAAGGTCGCCACGCAAGTGTGTCATACCGCTAATGAAAGCATTGGATTTGCTAATGTTGGATGCAAGACCTGCCCGTTTGTACATGCTGTAAAAGCTTTGCAGTATTGGTATTCCGCTGCAGAGGGCTAGTCCACAGTCCCCAACAGCATGCAACCACTTTCGCATTGCTTTCTCATTGCCTAGATTCAAGGTGCACATGGCATCCTTGGCTATTGCTACTTCTAAATTGCGCACCATTCGTGGGCCATCTGCGGTGCGTATGCACCGCATTTGGCAGAATTCAATCTTGGGGAGTTCGTAGGCGGGTGGCTCGGCCACCATGCGGAAGCCGAGTTCAAGAAACCACTCTTCCAACCCGAGAACGTACCGCCCCAGATCTTTCCTCTCCATGAATACTACACAATCGTCACCGTTGTTCATTAACTTGATATCTACATCACAATGTCTGCTATGGCAGTATACCATTGCACACATGATAATACAATTGCCCATTGCGGTGTTCATATCTCCACTAAATCGCTTGCCTACTACGGAATACTTCAG